GGAAGAATTCCTGTTGCATACAGAGCTAAACTAAAAGCTTCAGATCAATCATTTGATCTACATACCATAGTATTAATGGACAGTGTAATGTCTGAAAATTATAAAGAAAAGAAAGCTGTTGAAGATATACTTTTAGTTATTACTGAAGTAATGAAAGAAAAAAGATATCCTAAATACAATCCTGATGGAAGTATAGTTACTGATAAAGATGGAAATACAGTTTATCATGAAGGGCTGTCAAATGAGTCAGAAAAAGCTATGAGTGTTCTTGAGAATAGCTTGTATGGAAAGAAAACTAAAGAAGGTAAAACTTTTACTAATAAAGATGGAAAAGTTATAGCAGAAGTGAATGTTATTGCCAGATCAATGATGAAGTTTTTTGGCGTAGTATCTCTTGTAGGTAATGTAGCCAATAGTATTGTTAATGCAAGTATGGGTACAATATCTAACTTTATTGAATCAGTAGGAGGCGAGGCGTTTGGGCCCAAAGAATTAGCAAAAGCTCAGAAGATATACTTTGGAGATATGAAAGGATGGATGTCTGATATGGGTGCAAATGTTGTTAAATCTAAAACCAACATGCTATTATCTGCTTGGAATGTAATGGGTGATGGAGAATATTTGCAATCTAGTTTTGAAAAGAATACTAGAGTGGAAAGTTTTGTTGACATGAGTGCTCTTAGGCCTCTTGCAAAAGCAGGTGAGCATATGATGCAGGCGACTTTAATGTATGCAGTAATGGAAAAGATTAAAATTCAAAATAATAAAGGTGAATTTATAGACAAAAATGGAAAAGTAGTTAATACTGAAAAAGAAGCTGCATCAATAAATGACATGATTAGATTTGAAAAGTTTGGAAATGGAGCAGTTAAAATGTATATGGATAAGATGGTTGAAAGAACAACCTTTACTCCTGAAGGAGGTCGTGAAAATATTCAAAATCAAACTAGAAATTTAATAAAATCTAAAATTGCAGAAGCTCAAGGTTTGTATGATAATGAATTGCAAGCTCATGCTCAAAGAAGTGTAATTGGTAAGATGGGATTCTTTTTAAGAAAATGGATGCTACCTGGTTATGAAAGAAGATTCAGAGGTGCTGGATTAAGAGCTATAACTACTGAGTATGATGCAATGCTTGAAACTGATAAATTTTATTCTGCTGATCAACGTCAACATAAAGAAGGGTATTATGTTAGTGCTGCAAGATTCTTGTATGGATTAAGAAAAACCTTGACTGATTCAGAAGTTTCAATAGCTAAGAACTGGGATAAATTAACAACAATGGAAAAGGCTAATATTAAAAAGCTTTCTGCTGATGCAGCATTAATGATTTTATCTATGTTTGCTTATGGACTAATGGATGAAGATGATGAGGAAACAGTATTTGAAAGATATTTAGTTAGACGTATGATATCTGAAATGTATTTCTTTTCTGATCCAACAGAAATATATAAAGTTGCTTCTACACCTACTGCGGGAATGGGTAACATTAGAAATATAGTTAAAGTTCTTGACCAGGTTTCATTTGCAGACGGAGAAAAGATGTGGGAAAGATATGAAAGAGGTCAGTATGAAGATGAGTTAAAAATAAAAGTTAAGCTTAAAAGAGCTTTCTTACCTAGATGGAAAAGCCCTGAAGATTATGTAAACTCATTAAGATTTCTTGAAGGAGCCGGTGGTGGGCAGTAGTGAGCTTATTAGGTAAAAAAAAACTTCATAGAACAGAATAGGGGAGGATGTATAATCTTCCCCTTTTTCTGTTCACACACATTAATCCAATCACAAATTAATACCTTTATGTGCTTAAACTTCTTCTCTTAGGTTTTTCAGAATCTTTTTTTACATCTTCTTTTGAATATGCGTCTTCTGGTCTAAGTGGATTTTGTGCTTTTTCTTCTTCACTTCTATTATCAATTATTTCGCCGTTAACAAGCATTTCATCAAATGTAGCTTTGTGATATAAAAACCTAGCACAATCTGAAGCTACAAATAGTTTCATGTTAGCAATTTGTACAATACTACATAAATCTCCATTAATATACGCTAAAACACCTGCCTTTGGTTTATACCTGTAAACACCTTTAGGTATGTTAGTAGTTTTATATAGTTCTACGTGTGTGATAAAACTAGAAGAAAATGGTACTGGAAATGATTCTTCTAGTAATAAATCTTCTTCTGGGCCATAGCTAAACTTTTTTTTTCTTGTTAGCATTGTTATTATTTTTTAAATTAAACATTCTTTCGTACTCTCTATCAATATCAGCAACACACTCAATCATTTCTTTGGAGTCTTTTTGGTTATATAGCTTATAACTCAAAGGCTTAAATACATCTCCTTTTTGCTTAAATAATCTAACCATTCCAGTAGACTTTGATTGTGCTGCGGGATAAACTGTATAGCCATTTTTAAGGCAAAAAGACATTGCTTCATAGTTTCTTCCATAAAATCTACGAAGCGAATCTCTTTCCTTTTCAATCTTTTCTAATATAGCTTTTTTTTTGCTACTTAACATAATCAGATAATATCTTCATCTTTTTCTTCTTTTAATAATTCTTGTTCTTTTTCGCATTCTTCAATCATTTCATGAAGAGTTATTTGTTTACCATTTCCATACATAATTCTATTGGTCTTTCTAGTTCATTTTTTTTGTAACTTTTATTTTTCAAAATCTGACTAAGTCTATCTAATAAACGAGTTTGACTTATCATAGGATCATAATTATAAACACATTCTAAATCAGTTTTATTAACAATGATTTGAACAGCCATTTTCTTAGATTGTAGATAATGATGAGATCTATATTGTGAATCACTTTCATAAGCAATAGGTATTACTGATACGTGTTTTTTAGATCCAAATGGAGAATTATTAACGCATAAAAACAAACTTGCATCTGCAAAGTGAATCTTATTAGGAGAAGGATAAATACTTTTATGTGGATTACCCATAATAGAATATCTTTCTGAATCATTAAGAATGTGATTGCTCATTGATTCAATACTTAATTTGCAAAGCTCTCCAATTTTGACTGTCTTTGCACTTTTTCTTTGTAACATAATATAATGTGTGTTAATATCAGGGGCCGAAGCCCCCAATAAGTTAATATTAATCACTAAAATCCTCAATAATAGGTTTAGTGATTTCTAAGTGATTAATGAATGTTTCTTTTTCCATATCTGGAGGAGAAGACAATTCATGATTTGGGTCAATTTTTACACCAAGAGATTCATTCATTTTGTCTCTTAGCTTATCATCCCTAAGTAATATTTTGCGAATTTTACTTACATTAGTAAATCCTCTTCGCGGTAATAATTTTTCAATAGCATCCTTAGTAGACTTACTAATCAAACTATACTTGCCATTAACAAATAATTTCTTATCATCCATCATGTTTTTAGTTAGTCTAAATCTATAAAGCACAAATTTATCATAATCAATATGATCATAAAATAATGTATGCTCCATAAGTTTTCCTTCCCAACTTGTGAATTCTTCTGCTTTATTCCATTCATACAATACGCAAAAGTATTCATCTTTTCCATCAAAACTTAAATAAGTATTCCTTAGTAAATAAAGAAATTCAAAATTAATTTGCAGATCTAATGCAGGCAATAAGTAAGTTGAACTTTTATTCAACTCAATGTTAATTCTTTTTGTTTCATTCATTCTTTAATTAGATTATTCATTACTACTCTCCCTTTTGCAAGGGTTTCTTTTTCTGTGTAATCACAAATATTGCCTTCAGCACAAGCGTAGTAATCTTCTAATAAATCAAACAATCCTTCATGTTCATATCCATATCTATCTGTGAATCCAGTTAGAGCTTTTTGATGTAGCTCATCAGGAACTTCGTATATTAATGGTTTGAAAACATTTACCTTAGACAGGTATAAGAACTCAAAATTATTAACAGTGTAACCTTGCAGATCCCAGTCATTTGATACAATATTTTTCAGTGCCTCTTTGTATAAGGCTGCTTGAAGATAATATTTATATCCTAACATAATCATTGGGAAATTCTTTCCAGGTTCTTCTCCAGTTTTTAAATCAACTGGTATTATTACTTTGGCTTTGTGATTGACAATTAAGCAATCCAACATTCCTTTAACTTGTCTGCCATTAACTTTTGCATCAAATTGATACTGATAAAATATTTCTATTCCAGAAATTCCTTTCGCAAAATATTTACCAGAATACTCATGATACATAAGTGTCTTAGCAGCTTCATGTGCAAGTTTCCACATTTGGGGCTTAATAAGAATCTTTCCTAAAGAAAGCATCTTATCTTTAAAGTATTCAGCAGAATTAGTACTATTGCGAACTGTTCTGAGTATTTTATCAGCCATATAGTTTGGATAAATTTTCAATTCTCTAGCACAATCAATAATAATTTTATCATAAGCTGTATTACTCAAATCAGAAGTTGTCCTAAAACTCTTTCTTTTAAGCCCACTTGAATCAGTAGATACACTTCCTACTTTTCCTATTTTAGACATTAATAAGTCTACAATTTTCTTGACATTAGCTGTGGGAGGAGTCTGTGAGTTACCACTATAATATTTCTTGCTTACCTCTCTAGGCTCAAAGCACAAGTCATCTACTAAACTGCCAAACTTCAAGTCTAATTTTATGCTTTCCCCTCCGACAACTTCAACTCCTTGCTTAGCAATTGCTGCTAACAAAGAGTATGATGGTCTTTTTAAATCCCTGTAATCTTGTACAGGTAAATTTAAGTTATGATCCTGTATTGCCATAATTTTTTAATTTATTTAATTTGTTGTTTAAATAATTGATTCGTAAAAATAGAATCAAATAAATTAATGGGCCTATAATTACAAATATCCATATATTAGCTTGTTCATAAGTAATTCCTAAAGAATTTGCTATCCATTTAATTATGTCTACACATATTTGAAATAATTCATTCATTTGTTTTAATTTTTAATTTTTAATTCTACATCTATTAATTGATACAATCCAAATCCTATAATTTGAATTATAGTCTTTAATGCTATTTTGGATCTTTTGTCTCCATATGTTTTAGCATCTTGTAAATCTTTTGTAAAAGTATATTTTCCGTAAGATTTTTTTGATTTAACATACTCTCCTGTTGCTATGTTTTGAATTACTTTCATAATTAAAATATGTATCTAATTGTTTTTAAGTCAAAAAAATTAGCATACTCATTTTTAAACACTTGAATTGCTTTTGCTTTATAATCTAAAGGATATCTCATAACACCCATTTTATTTTTAACTTGACTAGATTTATGCATCATTTCTAAAGCTAATCCATCTACTCTTTCCATTTGATTTGGATGATTAGTTAAAAATATTACCTCGCATTTATTTTCTCCTGCTATTTCTTTTACTTGACTGAATAAGTTTCTATACTCTTTTCTAAAGTCTTTGTAAATGATAACTGGTGAATAATTTATGTGTACTTCCCAACCTAAATTTTTAAGTCTTTTTATGTCATGTATCCTAGACTCTACACTCTGCATTTTTGGCTCTAAAACTGTAGAGTATGATTGAGGCATAACACTTACTCTAACCCTAGGTTTTTTATTAAAATGATTGACATCTAATTTTAATAAACTTGGATATTTTGTAGCCATTGTTGTGTTTATTTCAGAATGATCGTCATACATTTTTAGATAATTAATCAAAGGTATAGGACAGTGTTTTTGCATTAGAACTAAATCTGTATTACAAGCAATATCTACCATTTTATAAACAGAATCCTGTTGGTCAGGAACTTTTTTATAATTCTTGGCCCATTCATAAACTGAAGACACAATATCCATTACATTAGTGTTTACAAACACTCTTTTTCCATTATATCTAGACATATAACAATAAGTTTCAACACAACCACCAAAACATCCGTAAATTAGATTTGGAGTTATTGCGTTAGCACTATTATTGTTAGGTTTAGTTAATAAAGTTTTAGTTGTTTGATATTTAATCATGAAAAAAATATATGAGATTCATTCTTATTATCTAAATAAGTTCCGTCTTCTGTACATTCTCTTCCATTTTCATCTTCATATCCTACAACGTATGATTCACAAGAGCATATTTCTTTGTTGTTATCATAAGCGTCTTTTAAAGATAATACTTGATCAGAAAATCCCATTCTAACCATTACTTTTTCTGCTTTCATCTGCTATATTTTTATAATAATTAATTAAACTTTTTACTTCATTATACAAGCCTTCATTAGAAAGAAGTCCAATTCTAAGGCCATCTTCAGAAGTTTCTTGCTCATCTATAGAATTATCAAATACAAGTATTTTTAATTCCATCTTTAATTCTGCATCTGTCATTTTTCTATATTTAAAGTTCTTGGTTTGAATTTTTTTGTAATAATTTTGCTTAAATCAAGAGGATCGTAACTAATATTAACTGGACAATGTTGTATTTTGCCATTGATTATATAAGCTATCCATTTGTCATCTGACTCTTCGCCATCTCCAGACAATCTGAAAATGTTTTTAGGAAATTCTTTAGAAACTTCAAGCATATCTTTTTCCCAATCGTACCATTTACAGTTGTCTTCAGGATCTCCATCTTCATCAAGAGCCCATGATGCTGATTCAAACATATCTCTAACCTTTTTTATAATTTTAGGCTTGTCTAATTCTTTGTCTTTTTCATCAACAATTTTTAAATTAAAATAAGTGTAATATCCCATATTAAAAAAATTTTATCCAAACTCCAGGATTATTCTTATCTACACTATAAAGTGGAAAAGCCCTAGGATCTGATTCTGTTATTAGTCTTCCATCTATACTCATTGGTACAGGGAACACGTACTTTACGTTGTCATCTTCAATAATATCATGAGCTGTCATCAAATCCTGAATAAGCTCAACACTGTTACTAAAGTCAAATAATCTTTTGCTATTTCTAATTTGATGATATCCTATGATTATTGGGTCTGCTTTGCCATCTTTCATTGCTTTAAATGAATCGCGAAGTGCTTCAATTTGATTAGGTCTTAACGGATCAACATATCCTTTAACTTCTTTTTTACGAGAGTTAAAGTGCTGAATACCTAGACTTCTAATGAATTTAGATACGGTAGGGGAATGAAATATTCCTCTTGATGTCTTTACCTTAGAATTTTTTAAACTAGGCACATTGCCCGGTATAAACACCATACCCGAATCTTTATAACTTTTTTTTTCTAACATATTTTTTAAGTTAAAATTAAGGGGATTTCTCCCCTTAATAAATTAAACACAATAATCAAACTTGCTTGTGTTACCATTGTATGAAACACATTGCTTGCTTTTTCTATAATCATTAAATCCTCCATTAGAAAATGTAGTTCCTCCAACACCAACAAAGAAACCTTGTTTAGTGTATGAACTCACATGGTCATAACCATCAGTGATTACAACCGAATTATTTCCTGTTTCATTAATGCTACTAACTACCATATTAAAGTCAGTTCCACCTGACTTAGAGAAACTTAATATAGTCAATTCATTGATATTATCAATCTTGTACAAACTTGTGTCAAAGAAATATAAATTCTCAATCATATTCATTCTATAAAGAACTATTGCTATACCTTTCACTAAATCTATCATTCTAAGAGTTGTTCCTTCAAATGTTGCATTGCTACTCATAGAACCAGAACAATCAAGATATAAGTCTATTTTGCCTTTGTAAGTTCTACTTGCATTACATGCATTCATTAATTCAGCATTTCTGAATATGGGATGAAGAAATTCTAATCCAAATAAATCCTCAAAATCATCTGTTTCAAATATAGACTCTTCAACAGTTGTAAAGTTTCTAGAAAAATAATTCATAGACTCATCTAGAATCTTTTCTAACACTACGCGAATACTATCCTTATTAATAGAAACTCTACTTAAAGCATGTTTTAATAATTCAATTTTCTCTAGAAATTCTGGATCTTTTTTAGACAAGTCTTTAAGAGCTTCTTCTCCTAATTTCTCATTCAATTCTTCCATCTTCTCTTCAGCATTTTTATGAGCTTCTTCTAGAGCTTTTTCATTAATCTCAGAATTTAAGATTTTGTCTAGCAAAGCTTCATAACTTTCTCTGTCTGAATTAGAATCTCCTTTACCAGCTAGTAAACCATCAGAAGGGCTATCTATCTCTTCTCCTTCTCCATTTCCTTCTTCATCTACATCTCCCATTCCTGGCATAGCTTTGTCAAATGGAGATTCACCATCTCCACTACCTCCATCTGGATCTTCATCATCAAGTTGATCAGATATTTTCTGAAGGTACAAAGCCATTTCTCTAGTTAATACTTCAGTAAACATAGGAGAGTCTTTTGTGACTACCTTAGTTAACGAATTATACACTTTGTTTAGGACTTTATGCTTAATAGCGTTATGCTTGCTTTCAGGTCTTCTTTTGATATCGTCATTTACATACATGCTGTAAACATCTTCAATCAATGATTGAGGCACTGTGCATTCTTTTCCAGTTGTATCATTAACATACTTTCCAACTCTATTTAATCTTCTTTTTTCCGAGTTAGTAGTACCCGGAATAATAACATTCTTACTCTTTCTCCACCCTAAAGCACCTTCTTCAGAGTTGGCATACCTGTTGAAAGGATCATAAGAGGGAGCTTTGAAACTCCCACTTCCTGATTTCCTTCTTTGAAAAAAACTACTCATTAAAATTGAGTGTTTAAGTCGGCAACATCAGCCTCAGATTCTAAAAAAGCAAGTCTAGACTCTTGTTCAGCAACTAATTTCTTAATGTCCTCAATGTCATCTTGACTAAGTTTTCCTGCAGATTTTAATGCATTGAATTTTAAATCAACTTTATCAAATACTTTGTCATACTCAGTGTGATTAACAGTAGTTCCTATCATATCAATTTGATCAAGAAGCTCTCTCATTTCTTTTGGCACTAAAACCTTAGAAACTTTTGCAGCTTCTTGTTTGCTGACAAGCAACTCAACAGTTTTAACCATAGCGCGTTGCTCAGTCATATTCCAGATTACCATAACATTCTTGATAATTTGTGGCAAATATGATAAAGATCTATCAGATAATTTACTATAAATTATATCAAGAAGCTTTTTCATTCTATTGTTATCAAGACTGATAGCTGCAATGTCAGCATCTTCTGGAAGACTAATGTGGTGATTTTGAGTGTGACTCTTACCGCCTTTAGCATAATAATTCATGATATCATTCTGATTCAATCTATTAACTTTAAGTGTTACTAAGAATCTATCCCAGAATGGAGAGTCAACTTCGTCTTCTGGAATTTTATTACATGTTGCAATAAAGTTACTCCAGATACAAGGGACTTTCTCATTTCCATTAAATAATACTCTCTCATTCATTACGCCTAAAAGAGAATTTCTTAACGATGCTGATGCTTTATCAATCTCATTAATAATTACTATTTTACTACTGGTAATAGGAGCTTTTACTTTGTACTTTTGATTAGTGGTTAATTCCTCTAAATCAATGTTACCTTTCACTGCAGTTGATCTAGTGCCATCATCAGTTTCTAACAAAAAGATATCATCATCTTGAAGATTACTGACAGATGCTTTTGCATAGTCCATTACTGCGTGAGTCTTAGCAACTCCAGGAACTCCAATTAATAATACTGGTGTTCTGAGTGCTTCTCCAAGAGCCATAACTTTGAATGTCTCTTGTTTTTTCATTAAATTTGTTGTAATTGTGCGTTTGATTGCCATTTGATTTGAATTTTGTGTTTGTTTAACTTAAATTTATTGTTGTGTCATTTCACGTATTAACTTATGTGTCCATGAATTTCCTTTTGCTTTGTAAAAATCAGAAATATCTTTTATGCAAAATACGTCTGATATTTCAATTTGAATTAAATTGTAATTTTCAGACAATCTTTGTCCGTGATATCTTCCCCAATTTGTTGTAGCATCAAAATCGTTGTCATAAAGAACATAGATATTTTTAAATCTATTTTTAAGTTCTTCAATAACACTAACTTTAGGCATTATGTTTTCACACTGCATTGCGCATGAAGTTAATATGTTGCTAGGAAATAAATTTTTTATTACCATAGCATCTTTTCTAGAAGAAGTTATTATTAAGTTATTACCTTTTTTAGGTAATTGATCCCATAACTCCCAAGTAGAATAGTCATTATTGTTTACCCATTTATGATAACTATCATAAGGTTGGTAAATTTTAAAGCTTTGAATTCCGTCTTTGTATTCAACATAAGCATAAGCTATGTCAGAAGCTTGTACTACATAATCATTTAAGAAATAGTGTGATATAGGAAATACTCCGCAATACTCAAGAAGGTCTGGAGTTAATCCGTAAGACCACCAATATTTCTTGTCTGCAGAACTCCATGGTCTAACTTTTACTTTTACATTTACTTTTTTAGTGCTAAGCTTAATTTTGTCTTCATTATTAACTTTTAAACCTAAAACTCTTCTCGGAGCGGGATCAAAAGAGAATCCTGAAAGATTCATGTCTCTTGCAATACAATTAAATGCGTCTGTAATCTTATTAAGATTATACAATCTCATTACTAAAGTAAAGCAATTACCTACTTCTCCTGTTGCAAAATCTTTCCATAATAATCTACTATGTAATCCTGAATTAAACAAGCTAAAAGAAGGTGTATTGTCATTTCTTAATGGACTTCTGATAGTCCTATATGGAATAGACTCTAATTTTAAGTAAAATTTGTAAATTTCTGTTTCACCAACTTTACTAAGAATATCTTCCTGCCTAGGAAGCTTTTTGTGTTCAAAATTTTTAAAAGACATAATTAGAATTATTAAAAAAATAAAGGGGCATAAAGCCCCTATATTTTATAGATTAAAAAACAATGATTAGCTCATCCAATCATTATCATCAACTTCTCCTTCAGCAGATGAAACTGGACTAGCAAATGGATCTGCACTTTCAGCAGTTGATTGACTTAATTCACTAGGATCAATAGAATACTCTCGCAATTCTAAATCTTGTGGCCCAAAGTCAATACTACCCATAGCTCCAGCAGCTTGAGTTTCATTAATATCTCTTAAAAGATATTGAAACTTGTTAGCTTTAGTTTGGCTCTTAACATATTGTCTAACTGTAGACTTGTTAAAAGTAGTCTGAATCAAACCTCCATCAGCTTTAGTTTTAACACCTAAAGCAATACCAACTTTGTTGTTGGTACTATCAATAATAGACTTAAGTAGAGTCATGTCTTCTTTAAAAACTTTTGACCAATCTTCTTTAGAAAGCTGAGCATAAGCTTCAGTTTTATCAGAAACCTTACTTAAATCCCATGGCAAATTAAGAAGGTTTACTAAAAAACCTATTAACTCTTCCTCACCTCTTAAAGCAACACGCATATCTGTGGTATCAAACCAAGACATTGATGCAGATGTAGTTCCTGCTTTAATATCATCCTCTTCTAGCCATGCAGTAGCTCCATAAGCATTAATAACTCTAAGCTTTCCACTCTGAGATTTGTGATGAGAACGACCAATATAAAATTGATGCTTAGCAGAAATAGACTCGTCTTCATTAGTTAGATAAAAATCTAATCTGATTTGATCAATCTCTCTTTCCCCATCTCCATCTGAAACAGTATTCTTGCTTACATACTCTGGTGTGAATTCAATTTCACGACCCCATAATTTTTCAAGCTCCTCTTTAGTAGGGTTTACCGCTAATACTTTGAAGTTCTCTACTCCTGTGTAAAATTTTCTTGCTGATGGTGAATCACCAGACTCTCTTGATTTTCCAAATACACTCATTTGTTATAAAAATTTAAATTATTAATAAATTACTACTCTGCAGCTTGTCCAGTTCCGTAAGAATTTCTTTGAAGTGCTTCGTCTTCTTGTTTTTGAACTTCATTTTGAACTGAATTACGCATTTGTTCTCCTGATATTTCATTACCTGAATTGTCAATTGCTACTGCCTCTTTAACTAACAAAGCATTTTCATCAACTGATTCATTATCAGGATTAAAATAATTAAGAGTCACAGCATCAACAGAGCCTTCAAAATCACCTACTGTAAATTCATGTTGGCATGCATTGTTTAAATTTAAGAAATCAACAATATCTCCACACAATATGTTTGAAGAAATACTTTTGAATTTTTCCTTAGTGTTTTCAACACCTACTCTGTTTTTTGAAACATTGTACATAGTCAATCCTTCAGAATTTTCATGATCAAGATTTGCTTCATTAGCAATTAATACAGATTTAGCACCTGTATTAGAATCCATCATAGTTCCAAATACAATTGATTGAACATCTCCTGCGATTAAATTTAATTTCTCAGCAGCTTTTGCATTGAACAATATTCTACGAGATTTTTTAGCTCCTTTAATAGCTTCTACAGTTACTACTGCGAGTTCAGGATATTTCTCATTTGATACTTGTGCATCACTTTTACCTAATCTCTTTGACCCAAATATAATTGTTGTGCCCATACTTTTTACTTTTTTTAAAAATTAATTATTTATTTACTCTCCTTCTTCGTAAAGCTTAATACAATCAAGAACCATTTTCATGTCATTGTCTATTGTTTTAGACGGAAACATTCCAATAGGACTTTTAGCCATATTAGTTGTGTTATTTTGTGTCATAAATGAATACTTAACAACATCTCCAACTTTTTCAACAATGGTTTCTAAAGTTATTACAAACATACCTTCTGGCTTAACAACATCTTTTACTAATTTACCTCCTGGCACACCAAACTCAGTTGTGTCAACTCCATTAAATGTTCCTTTTTCAGTGTGAGCCATAACTATTACAGTTAAGTCATCTCTTAATCCATCAATCATTTTTAATGTTTGATAAACATTGCTGCCCATTTCGGTAAATTTATCATAGCCTTTAACTGTGGCTTTTCCCATAAACTCACCAATCATAGCATATGTTATTGTATCAATTACAATAGTTTTGATTTCAGGCCTATTATCTGAAACAAAATTTAAAGCTCTTTGGATACTATTCCAGTCGGTAGTTTTATAATAATTGTTTACAGTAGGACTAAACCTTCCTAGTCCAGGATCAGTCATTGTATAATTCTTTCTCCAACCTTTAAATGGTGGATTTTTTTCATCTGGACAGATGATAAATGTACTAGCTGGATCTAGTGTTCTAAGTGAATAAGTCTTACCTGATCCACTTTTTCCAGTTACCATAATTTTATTTGCCATTTTTTTTGTCTAAATTTTTAATGTTTATATACTTTCCAATGCTTTCTTTAGCTAACAAAAATGCTATTTCTCTAGTTGAGAAACATTGTTCTATCCTGTGAGATAGAAAAGCAACAGGATTGTTTCCTTCCATTTGTGTTAAATCTTGCTTATCAAATAAAGCTTTATTTCGCTTTAAAAAGCTTTCTTTTTCTAAACCACATGATTCTATATCATCTGGATTCTTCATGTCATATGGCCCTGGATCAGGTATTTTGACATGGTCATTCTGTTTCTTTCTTTCAAAAAAACTTTCTTCCATTAAGTACTGATTTTTAATTACATAAGCCTATAAATATACAAAAATATAGCCTTACATACTAGTTATTAATTCACTTTTTACTCTTCAATTTTACTACGTCTATCATCCATATCCTTTTTAAAAATAAACATATATGATAAAAACATTGCATTACAAAGTATGTGACCAACATGATGCAATTTACTTTCTGGATCATCATCTTCTCCTTCTATAAACGCATGAATATGCCTGAGCATACTTTCACATATTTCAGTGTACTTAAGACCTTTAGCCCAATTCCAATCAGAATACTTTTCTGCACCAAACTCTAACACTCTAACCATTGGCTCTAAAGCTTTCCAAGAAACAAGACTCCATCTTAATTTTCCGGTATTATATCTTTCTCCTTCCATACTATTTATCTAGTCTAAATCCGTACATAACAGGATGTCTTGGAACACCTGTATCTGAATATTCAAAGAATCTTAATTCACAAGTCTTACCAATGTGCTTATCTTTGTTTGATAACAAATCTTCTGCTTCGGCATGAGATAATGAAATACCTGCACCTAACTCATCATTAGTTGCTCCTTTCCATTCAAATATAGGCTTACCATGTGTAGGTCTTTTCTCTGAAGGAATAACATCTTTAAGAACTAGAGATAAATCATGGAAATCTTTAAGCTTTAATAAGTTAGAACTTCTACCATTTAGTTTATAGCCTTCATCTCCGTGACGAACAATTGTGCCTTCATATCCTTGTGATATGTTATTAGCATGATACTTCATTAACTGCTCTTTGTTATTTATAACAACAGTAGGAACAAGCTTAATTTGACTGCTAGATTTTGAACATATTGATTCAAGAATACCTAATCTTTCTTTAAAAGGTCTGTTCATTACAACGTCATAAACATGATAACTAATCTTTTCAGTTTGACCTGGTCTGAATTTCTTTATCATCCTCATATTATCCTGAAATGTCTCACCATGAGAGTATAACTCACCGTCAAGAATTAATCCTCCTTGAACAGGAAGTTCTTTAACAATATGCTTTAATGTTGTTATTTCATTACCTGAGCGAGAAGTAAGTGTTGCCTTGTCACAATCAGCTAGTCCTCGCATACCATCTAGTTTAGGTTGCGCGTAACATGGATATGTAACCTTCTTTTCTTCCTTTCCGAACACTTTTGCAAGCATTGGAAGAATTACTACATTATTTTTAGCTTCATCTTCAGTCTTGAAATAACCCTCTTTAAGTTTTTTGACAAACTTAGCGTTTGCTTCAAAAAGAGCTTGATCCTCTGCGGTAGTTTCATTAGATCTACCAATGTTTTTACCAACACATTTAGATCTGTTAATTACAGCTTTACCTCCAAATAATCCAGAAGTCTGAACAATTTCATCTCCCTTAGTATCTATGAATAAATATCTCAACTTACCCTTACTGTCTTTTTTAAATAGTCTATACATTTAATCTTATTTTGTTAATTTAACTTTCTTCTCTTTAAATTAGTAACATCTTGAAAGCTTCCTATAGTGTGAATTAAACGATTATTTGCACGAATCAATTCGCTTTCAAAATTAGGTATAGCAGGAAAAGATATTTCGTTGCTATAATTAGAATAAGAAAATCCATGACATGTAACACTCCAGTCTTCATAATTTCCAGCATAATATATAGTAAATTCATTATCACTATGTTTAATATTATTAAATTTACCATCAAGAAACCTATGTTTATGTCTAATGCATTTCCTCTCAAGCTGATGACAAAGCTCTATAAACATTACTATTTGATTTTTCATCTTCCAAAGTTTTTAGTTTTTTTAGGTGGGCCTATCCTACCTAATAATTGATCAGCTTTTTTTTCAAATGGCAATAAACCTGCAACATCATTACCTTTTGGTAATTCTGCAAACCTGTTAGTTGCTCCATCAAATAAAAAATGATGATAGGTATTTGGTCTGCCAAACCTATTCTTTCTAATTACAAATGCTCTGAATGCATCTCTGAATCTTCTAATATCATATTCATGATACTTTTCAAATCCATGTCTGTCTGGAGAATAAACTCCAATGACAACTTTTGCATCTCTTTGAATCTCCTTGTTATTTGCAAATCCTGCTAGTGTAGGTTCAGTCTTTTTAATAATGCTTTCGCCTTTATTAGTAAACTGTTCTTTCTCGCCTGATTGTTCTTGCTGTATAACATTTACAACAGCCCAGTTCCAATGCTTAGTAACTTGCTTAAGAGCATAATTAGTACTCCATTGAGCCATTGCTTCATGAAGTGACATAATTTTACCAGATAGCTTATTTTTCTCAGGAGCTAACAAGCTCATATGATCAACAACTACAATAGTAAACTTATTAGGGTCATGTGGAACATAATGTGAATAAACTTTTGTTTTATCCTTATATGTTGTACCGTCACTTTTCTTCTTGATAAAAATTTTGTCTTCAAAGACATGAGTTCCATTTTTGTCTGCATAATCTCTGCAATACTTGTATATTCCTGTTGGATTATACACTGAGTCAATTACTTCAACACTTTCTAAAAGTTTTTCTATTTCAGGCAAATAAGATTTAATAACACTCATTTCATGATCAGACAATGCTGCATCTCTAAATCCTTGAAGTTTTAATAAATCCATTCTAACATTAGTTCTAGAACTAATAAAATTACATATCATTGTGTCAATAAACTCTGCTTCACTCTCTTCAAGAGCAAAGTAAAATATCTTTAAGTCAATGCCATGCTTATTGCAATACTCCAAAGGTTCTCTAACATATAATGCTTTAGCAACTTGAGTTTTACCAACACCTGAACCAGCAGTAACCATTTGAATCATACCAGGAACAACTCCAGGAACAGATTTTGATAGTTTAGGATAGTTTTCAAATGGAATACAAAATATTTTACCATTTTCTTTATCTTTCTTAATTTGCTCTAGTTCTCTAATTCTATTGGCTACTTTTCCTACTGCTTTTTTAATTAAATCACCCATCTTTATCTCCCATATTATATGTTACATTATCAACCATAAATGATTCAACTTCTACTAAATCACATTTGTGACCATCATCCCAATTAGGGGTAGGTGGCACATCTTGTCCGGTGGTACTGTATCCAGTACCACATTCTTTACATCTAAATGCTCTTGCCATAATTTTGTTTTGCCCATTTAGTCCATAAATTCCAATTTTCTTGGATTACTCTACAATTAGACATAGCTGGACTGAACGTCCCTCTATAACTCTTGCTATTATTTTTACAAAATTCAAGATTATTTTCTTTACAGAATCTAATAAATACAGAATTCATGTGTAATTCTATTTGCCTAAAAGACTTTTTCTTAGGCTCACCAATATCAATGTTGTTATTGTTAATCCAAGTAACAACTCCATTATAAGCTCTTATACTGTCATTTACTCCCATTATCTTTCCATTTTACATTAGATTCAGAAAACTTAAGAGTACATCCAGAATATGATTTTAGATTATACAAATTAAGTAACTTATTCTTTTGATTAATAAATCCTTTTTTAGTTCTGTAGTACCTAGTTTTGGTAACAGCACCTATGGCATTAACATTTTCTATTTTATATAGTTTATCCATAATTTTTTTCTTTTTTGATCTATATTGAACATCATTTAAGTCTCTATCAATATCTATTACAAAATCTGCACTACATGTTATCATTTATTTATTAATTTTAAACCTTCTTGTAATCCTTTTTCTAAAACCTCTTCGTAAGATCCCATTAATAAAGGAACAGGTATTTCTGCAATTACGTTATTTACCCAAACATCATAATTATAGTGAGTAGGAGTACAATATACATTAATTTTATGCACTTCTCTCAACCATTTTTGAAGTAAAGATTGAGTTGGTTTAAAACAAACTCCATAAGGAAGAGCCTCTCCGTAATGTTCAAATGAATTTGTATTCCCTTTTACGTCATAATAATCACTACATTCTACTTTAAACCCTTTTTCTTTAGCTAACTTAGCTGTTTTAAATTTTATTAATTCCTCTTTCATAATTAAATGATTTTTGTGTTAATGTTTTCTCCTTCTTTATCCAAACAAAACCAATCATTTGAGGATGGAACTAAAGATCTTAAAATCTTCAATGCACTTCTGTAAGTATTAGCTGTTATCATTAATAATGAATCAGTACTAGAATGCCTAAAAGGAAATGCTAATTTACATGTAGTCTTCGTTTTCATAATCATTTGGTTTGTTATCTTCTAATAGATATTCATACTTTTCATGATAACCTTCATTTAACCATCTAGTAGCTTCAACTGCATACTCTAAATCTCCTGCTTTTTCAAGATCATCAAGGTAAGCTTCTAGTACTAAAATAGCCTTCTGTTGGGCATCTAAATTGTTTTTGAATATTCTCATCCACTTATTCCTCAAGTTCTTGCCTAGAATAGTATTTGAGCTAGCAGGGCTTAATGCTCTGGAACCTCTATATCTTTTCTTAACTCTTGTAGGATATATTTCAAGCCATTGATCAAAATATTCCATGTTTATAGAAAATAACTTTTCAGCTTTTTTTCTAAGAAACAATCCATTTGATGTACACTTGACATAGCCTTTTTTTTCAAGACTATACACTTCTTTCAGTCCGTAATCAAATGAAGCTGATATTTCATTATTGTTGACAATGTCATACAACGCTAAATATTCGTTTACATTAAGATTACTGCTTGCTAGAATTTTGAAATTAATATTAATATCTTTCATCTTAATTCTACAAATTTTCTATCAAAATTGATCATTGCATTTTTAAAGTATTCTTGGTCTTTTGTACCCATAACTACAACTAAATGCATTTCTGGGAACTCATGACGAAGGCATCTTCCTAACATTTGAAAAAATGAACCTATTCCACTATCTAATTGTGTAATAATTCCTTTTTCAATATTTGTTAGGTTAATGCCTTCTCTGAGCATTTTTACCGCAAATAATTCATCGCATTCTTCAGCGTTGAAACAATCAATAAGATCTTGATTAACATCTTTTTTGTTTTTAGAGTGAACTGCACTGCTACCACCTAGTATTCTTACTTGTTTTAATGAACCAGTAAAACATATCATTCTAGTATTTGAATTTCTAAATTCAGTTACTAATTTACCTACGTGAGAAGTTTTAATTTCGGATAAAAACTTTTTACGTTGAACACCCAAGTTTAAATATTTATTTCTGCATCCAGTTCTCACTTTAGCAGGAATATTATAATCCTGAGTTAATTCATAATAGTAACTCATTTGTTTTGTAATAGCAGTGTAGTACTCTTTTTCGCTACCTTGTAGTGTTATACCGGTGTTCTTATGAACATTTTTTAACACTTTAAATAGCTCTGAATGCTTACATTTTAATGTCCTAAATCCATTTTTAGCCTTTCTAAATACGAAGTCCCATGAATCAACATGTTTTGACTCGGCAAGTTGAATTCTATGAACTACAAGCTTTGGTTCTGGCAATAATCCCAGAGATATAGCTTTAATTAATGGAATGGAATAATAATGTGCATTCGGTGCAATTTTACTAATAAGATATTTTTTCTCATTTGTAATAGTTGCTGATAAAAATATTAACCTAGTATGCTTACCTATAATATTCTTAATATTTGAAATTCTCTTATCTGTAAGAGCATGACATTCATCAAGTATTATAAAATCTGCAACTTTGGTTGGTTTGTGAAGTGATGCATATAAAAGTGTAGAAATATTATTTAGGATTTTTAATTTCCTGTGTTTCTTAATATCATTTTTCCAGTTTTTTAAATGCGTACTTTCTTTACATACTAAATAGCCAACTGCTTTGTGATTGAAATTAATTAATCCTTGCGCAATTTTAACTGCAGCGAGTGTTTTTCCGCAACCAGTTGACCATTCTAGTACTAAATCTTTATGATGTTTAGATAAATCTATAGCTTTAGACTGAATTTCAGTTCTAATTCTATTCTGATTCGTTTTCGTCATCATCTAATCTTCTTCTTCTTTTGCTTTTATTAGTTTTTTCAGCAACTCTATCTAAGAAATCATCCATTTCTTGATCAGTCATTTTTTCCAAATTATCAGGAGTAGCAACTCCTTGCACTATTATGTCATTTGAATCAACTCCTGTTTGTTCAGATATGGCTTTTTTTATTTTATCCATATCTATTCCATCTGGAAGTTCTCCGTTTTTCAAACTGTTTACTTTATCAACAAGTTTATTAAAACGAGGATTATTTGAAGTTTCCATAGCTCCATATGTAGCAGCAATTATATTTGCTATTGCTTCATCTTTTTTAGATGAGCTAAACAACATTTGACCAATTCCTTGTTGAGTACCCTTAAGAATAGTATTCTTAGGAAATATACCTTTAGGATCTTCTTCAAATCTTATAAAAAAGAATGAATCACCATTCTTAACGGTTTCTTGTTGTTTAGAATATTTTTCTAAAGTATCTAATGCAACTGTTAATTGTTTTTTAGTGACTTTTTCATCACTAGGGTTAAAAGATTCATACCCTTGTCTTTTTCTTTTAAAAATGTTCCAAAACGCCATTACTTTCTATTTTAAAAATGATAAATCTATTTCCTCAACCATATTCTCTGTCGTAGAGAATCTGTTTATAAACTCAGCAATGTGAGGTACATCACTAAGTGTGTTTTTTCCAACATGTTGAATCATGCTTTTATCTGCTTTAATCATCATTCTAGCTACAAGTCTTTTAGCAACTCTAGCATCTCTTTCATTTAAAGCAGATTCTTCAGCTTCTTTTATTTTTCCTAAAGATCTCTCCATAAACTCATGCCTCAATTGTACTGTGCCTTCTACGTCTTCATAGAATTTTTTAGCCAATCTCATTAATGCATTAAATTCATCAAGACTAACTGCAGAAGTGAAATCTTTAAATGCTATCTCATCTGGATATGTTTCTTTTTGTTTTTTGTTTTCTTCCATTTTAATCTGTTTTTTTAAATTCTTTTGAATCACGAAATAACATTTCTAGCTTAAGATTGTCAACACATTCTTCATCTACAAATCTTAAATTAATTTTTTTATCATAATATTTTCTAATAATATTAGCTATGTAACCATCAGACATGTCTTGTACGTAATTAACTTTTCCAGTAGCTCCAATATATACAAATCTATTTCTTCTAGACAAATATTCATTTAACTTAGATTTTATTAAATTTACGTTTATTTTTTTTTTTCTTTCTAACATAACTAATATTATTATTGTTATATATTATAATGAATTAATCAAATCTTCTCTAGAAGAAAATAAATAGTCACCACTAATGTTGAATTTTGGTTGATTACCTGATTTTACTTGATACATAAAAACTGGTTCTCCTCCTTCTATTACACAACTAGCATGTACTACTTCTCCAAAACTTATTTTTCTTTTGTCAAGGAATACTACATTTTCTTTTGGTTGATACTGAAATTCTACTTTTACTGACATAATTTTGTTTTTTAAATTGCGTTACCTACATCACTTGCCATAAATGATGTTTTTCTTTTATTTTTAATAATATAGTTTGCTAATTGATTAGACTTCAATTCCAACTTCTGTTTTAAATCTTCATTTTCTTTTTTTAACAGATTATTGTCTTTTGATTGTTTAATCATTTCAATTTCATGTTCTTCACGAAGAGATATTAATGCATTTTGTAGAGAAGCAACCTCTTCCATATAATTTTTTGTTTCAGCTAAGTTAAACTTCTCTAATATTAATCTATTTTCACTTTTAAGAACTTCTATTCTTTTCTTAAGAGAGTGTGTTCCACCTTGATCATTTGGATCAATAATACCTCCTGCTGCATCAAGAGAAGCATGATAATGATTAATCATATCAACAAACTCTTTATCAGTTTCGTACCAATTATTAAATTTTTTTAATCCATTGAATACTGTTGCATGTGTTCTACCTGCGCAAACTTTACCTATCTCTTCCATGCTTGGCCTTTCACTAGAATATTTTCTAGCGTAATAATAAAATACATACCTAGCTTCAACAAGTTTTGATTGCCTTCTTCTTTTAAGAATATCTCTTCCAAAATAATTAATAGTAAAGTCTAATATTTCCTGTGTTGTCATAGTTTTTTTTTTAGTTGTGGGAGAAGGATTTGAACCTCCAAAAATACCAGATAACCCTCGTATGCGTATACCTATTCCGCCATCCCACATTTTAAATTATCATTTTTTGAAATATTCTTTGTCTATTCCACAAAAAGGACAATTATGATTTTTGTAATTTAAATCTTCTTTGCAGTTTGAACAGTTTTTTGTTCTGTTTGCATATATAATTAAGCATACTACAAGTGTTGATATATATACTATCACGAATACTATTAAATTTTCTAACATAAATAATATGGTTTTATCGCAAGCTTTAAAATGAGTCCTAAAGTTGTATTACCCGAGCGAACTTGTGAGCGAGGGCTATCCTAACTAACAAATAAACTAAAGCAAATCAAAAATAAATAAATTTCTATAAATTAATAGGTATTTCAATTCCTAAAAACCCACTTATTTTAATTGTATTGCTAGTTCCGTAAATAATCTTTAAGTCTGTTCTTTCTACTGCTTGAAGTGTTAATAATAATTTTATTTTATTAAATAAATATGCTGCGCTAGCTGATGAAGACCAACTAAAGCTATTTCTTCCTCCCCGATCAATAAAGCCCCATCCAACATTAAATGAAGCCTCAGTGTTCTTAATAAATAATTTGTTAAAAGTATATCCAACATTAGCAGAATATCTTTTGTAATTATACTTTATTTCAGCATACTCAAATTCAGGAAATACTATAAAGTACCCCCATTTATCTTGCTTGCCTTGCATATTAAGTCTTAGTAACAAATCTAATGTTCCTTTATTGCTATCTTCATAAGCTCCTTTTAATGCTAGCTTAGCATCTTGTTGAATGCTAAAAGATATTTTTGATTGTGACCATCCACTAAATATACCTAAAATCAATATGACTATTATTGTTATTATAATAAATCTAATAGACGTCTCTTTTTTATTATTATTTTTCATTTTTTTTCTTTTTTAGATTTTTGATTAAAATGTTAGGGATGTATAGAAACTCAAGTTGAACCACCCAAAATTCTTCTTTTAGGTGATTTCTTAAAATAATCTTCAGCATCTCTACTAATTAATATATATCTAGGTTCATATTTATAATTAGATTCATTGTTAGACATTATTAATAATCTTTCATCAGATTTTCTCAAAGGCCCAGATACTTTGTATATTTTATCTTTATAGATGAATTTACTTCCTTTTAAATCTCTGCCTTTTACATCAATTCTTTGATGGATTCTATAATAAACTTCTAGAAATCCATCTGGAGTTATAGTATCCATTAATTCATTTCTTTTCCATATAGTTTTTAATATAAAAGTATTTTCTTCCAAATCATATCCTGCAAGATAATATTCTATACCATTATGTTTATTAAAAAAAACACTGTCAATGTTTTCTCTTAAATAATCTATATGATTATAGTTCACATTTTTATTGAGGTTTTTTGCTGTATTACGTTTATAAGAATGGTTCATCTATCTTTGAAAAATGTTTATTAAATAAATATGTACTTAAAACTATAAGACATATTCCAATAAATTTAACAATAAAACTAGTAAAGATTTTAACATCTCCTAGTTCCCAAAATACTGCCGATATTCCTGTAACACAAGAAAATAGTGTTGCTAAGAATATTAATCCTTGTTTTATTTCTAATTTCATAATTATATTTCTTGTGTTAATTCTGAGTAAACAAAAATTGCTAAAATCCAACTAAATGCTATTGTGCAAATATGCACATATATTGCTGGTATAATTATTATGCTAAAAGCTATAATCATTGTGATAAATTTTAATATATATCTTTTCATTTGTTTTTGTTTTTAATAGGTTAAATGTGTATAAATAATGCTTATTTATGTAAAATCCATTTTATACACCTCACGCATCAATTCGTAATTTTCGTTTTGTATTCTTATGTATTCATCCCTATAGTACATTGCATTTTCTTTTTCTGTTTTATAAAATAAGTTAAGCATCAATATTACTATGCACAAAACAAAAATTATTATTCCTAAAATTAATTCCATATATGTATGATTTTTGATTAAAATTTATAGCTATGTGTATCAATTATTATATACCAGTGAGATTCATTATTAATTGATACTCAAACAATCCATGAGCAGGATTTCCTCTTCTTTGTTTATTAACAATGTTTTTTCCCCAAGAATCTTTTCTAAAATTTCTTAATGAAGCTGATATACTAGCTTGAGGATAACCGGTATAATTTTCTATTTCACTTAATGTTCTCCAATTTCTATCTTTCATAAGTCCGTGTATACCCCTCATTTGACCTGTTAATCTATTCTCATCAAAACTAGGAACAAATGCATGTCCATTAAATTCACCTTTTTTCATCATTTTTTTGTGTTTTTTTAAGTTTAAACAAATCTTTTAAAATTAGGTATATAAAACCTACAATCATTAAATATATTACTGTCATCTTTATGTAAATTTTAGTTTGATTAATAATTAATTTTTAATTTTAGAATAAAGTACTGTCTCACACTCATCACAGGTAGGTTATATTTACAGTGAACCAAAAATGGCTATAAACTACTCTTTATTCAAATAAAGTAACCGTATAGGACTCCCAGGACGTGTACTGAAACAAAACCTATACTCCACTAAAGCCTCTCACTTTAGTCACACTAATTGGACTTGAACCAATCCATACTTCATAATATGGCTATACCTAATAGATCAGTGAAACTCCTGCCGAATTTGTTACTTTATATTTTAATTGAGCTCGCAAAGGATTTGAACCTGAATATCTGATTTTGACACCAGCATGTTATCTATTACATCATACGAGCATTTAAATAATATGCCCTAGTAAGTTACTAAGGCATATTAAGATTAACTAGACAGTTTGTTATATTGCTAGAAACTGCACTACATTTTTATAATCATGTGATCAGGTCTATCTCCTGAATTTTATCCTAGCTAATTGTTATTTTTTGTCACCAAGTTTTCTTCTTTTATTTATCTTAGAAAGTAAATGCATACTTGTCCAATCAAATGTATCTCCTTTTTTCCAGTGTGGCCAATTAAAGTTAGATCCATCATTTATATTTGTGATAGAGAAAGCATGTAAATTATACCTAAAATACTTAAGAACCTCTAATTTTGCTGTAGATTCAATTTGATTTATTTCTATTATTTTTAACCTAGAACCTGGACTATCAATTATAGTAACTTTATCTCCAACTTTCATAAAGTTCTTCTTTTGTGAAATTTATTGTGTTCTATTTCTGACTCATTGAATCTAATTGTATGTTCAAATTCTTCACCTTTAACAGTATCTATTTTGCATAAAATATATTCTTTTTTAAGATTAACTTTAGCTATTATTTTGAAAACAGTAAATTGATCAAATAATAAATCTGATGAAAGTCTTGAATATTTTGAACTTAAAAATGACATAAGACCGTTAATTTCATTAAAGTATTTTGTTTTACATCTAACTTCATCTCCTATCCTAAACTTTCTTTTAACACCATTTCTATCTTGTTTTCTTCTTTGAGATGAATTCATAGTGTATTACAAATTATCTGAACCAGGCTTGCGAACAACTTCTTTTTCAATTGAATTTAAAGCGTTAATTCTATTAATACGTTCTTCATAAAGACCTATTAACAGTTCACGTAAAGAACTATCTTCTTCAAGGTTTTTTGTCAAAGCAATCAAACAATGAACTTGATCTAAATTTGACATAACATGAATTCTACATTCACTACTATTTTCATGATTTATAATCAACATAAATGATCTTGAAAATATTGCTTTAAAAATATTTTGAATTTTTGATATTAATTTTCTCATTTGATTGGTTTTTGTTTATTAATATTTAATTTATTTTTTTTTAGCACCATCTATAGTAGCTTCGTCCACGGTGCACGACTATGAGATCATTAGAAATCATATATGTACAAAGTATCCACTACTATAAATGGTCACGAGATAATATGACGTTTGCTAATTATACCCAATTACGGTCAAATTAACGGTACTCTATCTCTTTGCTGCCAACTCCTCAGTGCTTTATGTTATTATTTAGACCTTCTCTCTTTTCAGTAGCGTGGTCAACCCCTCTCAAATGGCATATCGAGGGTACACTGGATATTAAGGTATTTCTACCAAGGTTATATGTAATAAAAGTGTACACACACCTCTAAGAATTGCACTTTTGGTGGAGGAATCTAACGCTCCAATGCTTTTATTAAAATTTTCCCTTATCTTTATTTTGTGATTAACATGACGTTTGCTTTGTTATAATTGTTTCCAATCGCACTTCACGGTTCTCTAATCACAAGGTCATAGGTTTAACCTTTAATCATATTTTATAACTATTTTTAGCCGACCCTTTAAGGCAAGTTATTCTTCATTATAAATTTATGATTAAAAAAACCCCTCTAAACTTAATTAGAAGGGTTTTAATTTAGTTAATTTTATATTTAGTTATACATAAAATCTACACTTAAATCAGTATTAACTTCTCCACCAATAATTAGATTATTAGATGTACTTGAATCTTCATCTAAATCTATAGTTGAACTACAGTAGTCTAAAGATGTTATAGTTCCATTATCTACACCTCCATAAAAAACTATTTTATGAGAGTTGTTTAAAGTTAAAGTAAATCCATTTAAATCTACATTGCCTACAACTGTTTTTCTAAAATTCCCTGAATCACAACCTGCTGATGAGTTATAAACAAAATTAGAAGTTAAAACTTCAGGTATGATTTGTGAACTTCCGCTAGCTGTATTAAAATTATAAACTTGATTTGAAAATTCAAAATCTCCTCCAACAGCTTTGTAATAATATCTAGTATAATAAGTTGTGTTTGGAGAAAGTCTTGTCAAAGCTAATGTAAACGTATTATCTCCAAAATAAGCTTCTTCACCTTTAAAATCTTGATATTTAGGATTGCTAAAACTACTTGATGTAGAATACTGAATACCCATTCTTGAATTGTCTTCTGAAGGCGCATAACAAACTACTTCATATTGACCTGTTTGAGGATTAAATTCTTCAACATCAAAATATGTATAATCAATAAAATCAGTTATTAATAAAGCCCATGTATCTCCAATCTCCCATTCATTATCACTTTGATTTGAATTATCATAACTTTCATAAGTATCATTTCCAATATTTTCTACATCTTCTGGAGAACATGCAATAGGATTATTTGCTACTGGACATTCAGGTGTAAAAGTGTAGTCATCAGAATAAAATACTTCATTTCCGTTATCATATTCATAATAAATTCTATAAAGATAAGAAGTACCTTCATTTAAATCCTCTATAAATTTATTTTGAAATACAAAAGCTGTTTGAACTCCATTAGTGTTTACGTTAACTTCAGAAGTCTCCCATTTAACTTTTTGAGCTAGACCCTCAATAAAAGTTCCAAAATCTGTGTATGCAATACCTACTTCTACTGTATTAATGTCAATTTCACAATTAGGGTCGTTATCAAAAAACCAACCTAAATCATAAAATTCAATTTTATCACAATCTGTGTTGTAATAAGGCTTACTGCTTGTAATAACACTTACTGGTATACACGCTGCTTCAGTAGTTGTTGCTGTTCTTTGTACTGAGTTAAACCTATAGTCTCCACTAATATTATCGTCTTTCGTGCTTTCTTTGTAGAATGCTTTAAAATAATACTTTTGCAAAGGATTTAAACCTCTTACAGTTACATCTTTATCCAATGAAGGATAACTTATACCTGTTGTTAGATCATGATCTGTAGAATAATATGCGTATTGTACACCAGGAGAACTAACCATTTGCCCTCCTCCAAGAATAGGCGGAGCTGCTACAACAATTATAGGACTAGTAGAATAAGCTATACCTATTTCAGAATTACGTACAGTACTTATGCATCCTTTTGGGCTATTCCCTTTTAGCCTTGCTTTTACTTTAAATTTAGCACTTGTTCCTCCTACATTTTCTAATGTGTAAGATGAAACTTGACGATTTATACACGCATCTGTAATAGGCTCTACAGGGCCTTTTCTTTGAATGTCTTCTGATTTCATTTGAGCACTCTCCTCTACAGTTTCTAACTCTAAGTCATCTTTGTCACATGAAAATGTAAATACTGTTAATATTGCCATTATAGACAATAGTTTAAAAATTGATTTTTTCTTCATAATTTAATTTAATTTAATTTAATTTAGTTAATAAAAATTTAAGCTTACAAATATAACTAAAACCCTTGTATTATAAAGGGTTTTAGAGAACTATTCTTTTTTATTTTTGGATTTTCAACCCCAGAACAGGTACTGGTCTTTCATTCCTGTTGTTAGTAGAGAGTACAGGATTTGAACCTGTATTTCAGGTTTGCTTTCACTCCCCTTTGTGCTAACCGATTACACTAACTCTCTGTTTTAAAAACTCTTTTACTTGACTATCTATAAGCTGTTTTATGAGCTATGTCGTGACTTACATAAGATTCTTTTTCATACTGATTAACATCTTTACTCCAACCTCCACCATTTATGTTAGAAACACTAAAATTATTGCTGGCTTTTGAAGTAGTCATAACAACTGTGATTAAACCATTTTCTAATTTAATTTTTTCAATATATTTAACAACATAATTGTTTAGATGATGATTATTTATGATACATTCTAATACAAAAATTTCTCCTGGATTTGTTAAATTTAAATCTTTTACTCCTCTTTTTAAAAGAGTAGATTTTCTATTTGTTTGTAATACGTTTAACATGATAAATATTTTTAAATTAAAAACTCTTTGACTCCACTATTCAGTTTATGTGGAATGTGCTTATCTGTTTGTAGTAGTCTAAATACATAAACTATGCATCACCTTTAGCAAGGGTTGTATGTACACTTACCTTTTTACACATCATCCAATAAACAACAACTACTCTGAAATGTAGTTTGTAATAAAAGCTTAACTAGGTGATAGGTCAAGTTACACCGAGTTTTCTCTTTTGAGCTATTAACTCTGAGGACGCCTTTAGTCATTGGCTATTATTACTGTTTATCTTCAAGTCAAAGAGTTTAATTAATATTGTTTTTCATAACATTGTTTATATGTAATATTATCATAAGATTTGTATATTAAATATACATATAAGCAATAAGGTTATTCCTTCAACTTTTCGGGAGAAGGAACGCTTCACCGTCTGCCATATGATAGACTGTAAGGAGTTGAACCCTAATCGCATAACCTTAAAGCACATAACACCACCTAAACAGCATTAAAACGCAGTTTAGCCAAACGTTGTAAACAATTGTGTTTACTTATTGTAATATTTAGGGTGTTTGCAAGGTCTCATAGTACAGTCTAATGCTATACGTTCATTGCCACCACACTCACACAACTGCTCGCTATCGCTTTTACAACAACGTGTATAATTAATAGCTTTTAAGTACTCATCTAATAAAGTATGTGCCATACTTACAGCTTCTTTTCTTTTTTTAGTCCCTTCTTCGGCAGATGTATATCCAAGCCAAAGTAATTTATTAATAAATTCTGCTTTATTCATAATATTTAGTTTTTATTCACGCTAGTAATCATACACTCGCACGTTGTGTGTAATGCTATATCCCGTACTTTTTAGAAAGTTTCTCTAATTGCTCTAATTCAATTCTCTTAATTCTTTCTTGTTCCTCTTTTTCTCGTTCTTCTTCTCGCTTTTTATACCTTAATTCTTCTTCTTCACAGGCTTGGTCATACTCTTGTTTTGTTATCAATCCAAGTTCTAATAAAGTATGTTCGGTTTTATCTTTACCATATTGATATAGATTAACTTCTTCTTTTATGTATCCAAAACCTTCTGTAATATCATTCACGATAAAAACAGCAAAAGTATTGTCAGAGAATTTAACCCATAGTTCTCCAAGATGTATTTTAGTGTCTGATATTGTTTTACCTTTTAAGTCTTTTAAATTTGTTATTTCGTTTTTCATTGTTATAGTCAGTTTGAAATTGTTTACATTCATCAATTGTACCTATAAGCATATTTCTATCTGTATCTAAATCTCTAACAAAGTATAATTCTCTGCTTATATCCCATTCATTTATTATCATAATTTTATTTTTTAAATCCTTACTAATGCTAACAACGTGTATATTGCATAGCCTATCGGCATACGCACCATACCCAAACCGTTAGAGTGCATTAAAACGCACAATAACATTATATATAAATAATGCTTAGTCCACAGTGCTTTTTAAACTTTTCCATATCAACAAGCCAAAAATATAAATACACGTACATTCTGCTAATTCATATTCATATTGGTTTGTTTTTGCGTGTTTATTCCAGTAGGTTCTAAACTGATGATTGCATTTATATTTTTTAATCGTTATCATAATATTCTGTTTTTTAAATTCGCACTATTCATATACTTAGCGTTAGACACAATTACTTTCTGAAATCAGTTTCTATCCATTTTTCAACTTCCTGTATTTCTTTCTGCGTATTGCGTTTTGTAAATTGGCAAATAGCAGAAAGTAACAGTTCACTTTGTTGGCTAACATCAGGTATAATTAAATTATCTTCTTCACTTAGTGCTTCAATTATTCTATTAGCTACACTCTCAAGGTTCGTAACGTTTATACATCCTTGTAACATAATACCTTTTATAAGGTCATTTATTCCTTGCTTTGTTCTCATTTTTGTTTCGTTTTTATTTATCCATAAAATAATCAAATCATACCCGTAATACGTTATAAACAATTAAAATTAATTACGGTTTCTAATTAATACGACATATAAGATAAATATCAAAAAGGCTGTTAATAAAAGTAGTATTATCATATTTTAATTTTAAAAGTTAATAACAATGTATATAAAAAAGTGGCTTAATTAGCGTTTACTTACAGGGTTTTGGTTTTGCTCGGTTTTATTCCATTACAGATACGCTAATCACCTCACTTTAGGTTATACTAATATTTGTTCGTCAATCGTCATTGATTACTTAAATTGGTAGGTCAAAACTACCTGCCACCATTTCATATACTTTAACGTTATAAACAATAAAATTATTCGTGCTTTCCATTGTCTTCAACATCTTTAATAAAGTCGGTTATGGCTTGTTTTAGTCTATCGTATTGCTCTTGCTCTCCTACGTGAGTTTGCAACATACTTTTTAATTCTCCTTTTGCTCGTTCCCAAGCCATTAATCTGATAATCTGTCTATCCTGTGAGTTCATAATTTTTCAGTTTATAACATTATTTAAAAATAATTAAAACGCTTTTTACATTTAGCGTTGTAATCACATTTAAAAACGTGTTACAACAATGTATATAATTAATAAAAATTACATCGGTTCTTTCACTTGGTCAAAATCATACCAAAACTTTACATCGTGCTCACACGGGTTTATATCATCCCAATTATGGTTTTCCCACTTTTGCGTTTCTGTATTAAAGTAGGCTTGAAACTGTTGTTTAGTTTCGTGTTTAGTTCCTACGTTTAGAATTCCGAACACCTCATAGTTTTGGTCTGCTTTTGGTGCTTGTTTACTTGCTTCTGTCCACATAATTTATTTCTGTTTTTATTTATTAATTTTTAAAAATCATATACGATTTCCGTTATTCAATACTACCTCCAGATTCTTCTAGTGTTTCCACGTTAATACTACCTTTTACTATTATAGTTCCGCATTTATTAGCAATTAGAGTTCCGTTACCGTTTACATTACCCTCAATTGTTAGGATGGCTTTACCATTTACTTTAAAATCAAATTCACCCATATTTAAATCTCCGTACTTCTTAAAGTATTTTATGGTTTCTTTGTTGCAGTTTCCGTTCCCTACTTTTCTATTTCTGTTGAAATTTGGTTTTATAATTTTAGGGTTGTTTATACTACCAATAGGATTACCACATTCAGCGTTTATAGTTCCACCTTGAACACTTCTAGTTCTTACATCAACAACACCAGAAACACAAACCTCTGCACATTGCCTAGATACTAACCTTGATAATTCACCGCCTTTTACATCTCCGTTTACTGTTAACTTTACATTACCATCTAAAGTGAGTTTAAAACCATTTAAATCTATGTCTGTATCTGTAGCATAGTAAACTGTTTCTGTTTCTGTATCGCAATCACCACTTTTTAATAATGTGTTCTGTGTTAAATCATCTACTATAAAAGGATTGTTAACTGTTCCTAATGGTGGTGGTGTAGTACCGCAGTATTCAGAAATATAACCACCGCTTTTTGTTTGGGTATCTACTTTTACTTCACCCTCTACACAAATCTCTGTGCATCCTCTTGCTATTAGTAAAGAATTACTAGAGCCTATAACATTACCTTTTACAGTTAATTTTTTCATGCCTAGCATATTAAAAGAAAAACCGTTTAAATCTAAATCACTTTCTGTAGCGAAGTATTTTGTTGAAATGTTTTCGTTACATGATACACCTCCCCATTGCATATTTTTAGTCAATGGTGATGAGATAATATAAGGGTTGTCTATTGTTCCGTTTGGAGGTGGTGGTGTATTACTACACTGTAAATTACCTCTGTTACTGTTACCGTTTACAACTGAATTAAGCCTATCTAGTTGACCTTGTGAAAAGAAATCCCTGCACGCTTTTGTAGAGTATGACATTAGATTTTTTGTGTCGGGTTGGTGTGGTTCTCCGTTATTGTCTAAGAATGAACCGTAATAGTTGCAAGTACTATTGTTTACATAACCCGAAAGCATAGGATCACTCGGTGTATCTTGTATGTAATCTCCAGTATTTGCACCATTAGAACCATCAGCTAGCTCATACGTAGAATTACGTACATTACTATAGCCATGTGTATGCATTAATCCAAAATGATGTCCAATTTCGTGAGACAACGTACTACCATTCTTAAAGCAACTTGCTGCTAAATATACAGATTCTGGGCCCCCAGGATAATAAGCAAATCCGCAGTAATTACTAGTACCTATGTAAACATCATTAGGTACGTAAATATTAACTACATTTTCAATAGAATATGTGTTTCTTAATTCCTTTTGACCAGACTCAGAACCATTGTACAACTCTGTATCATTTACAATATTAGTTTTACATATTACAAAATGCATACCCGCACCAGAATAAATTTCATTCATTATTTGAAACTGCTCTATTACATCATCATCAGAAACTCCTCCTGTACCATCATCTTTGCGAACTATGGTTAAGTTTACGGGTACATCTTTAATTGTAGATACACGTTTATAAGTGTTTGATTGTTTACTGATTTTTTCAAGACTTACAATATCACTAGAAGATAATTCAAAAGCACAACCAAAAGATTTCTCTTGTTGCATATTTGATTCTTCTTCAATATTATCTTCTACGCATGAATGCATAAATGACAATAGCATTAATATTGATATAAATATCATTGAATAAAATGACAGTTTTGCTGATGATTCATAAGAGCTTGAATTGGTACTTTTTTTCATGTTAAATTTGTTTAATTGTTAATTTTTTTAATATTCCCGTTTGTTGTTAAAATAGATTGTTTAAAATAAATTTTAGTTTCTAGTTTAAGCGCAAATATATTGTTTTTTGACCTATATATTATAACAATTTTTTTTGTTTATACTATAGATTATTATAATCATGTATTAACTTTTTAAATAAACAAATTCAATTAATAATTTTATTAATAATAAATATTGATACTGTATTTTCATTTATTATCAATTTAGCTATTTATTATTAGTATTTAATACTTAATCTTCTTCTTTTGTGTTTATAATTATCTACAAGACATAAGAAATTAGCATATACTCCTGATGAATCTCTATTTGGAAAACATACAAATATTTTATGATCATTATCACCCCTATCAGATTTATTTATCTTAGTTATTTTATGAATAGTAAATACTCTATTTGGTTTATAACCTGCTCCAGGATATAATAAGTGTCCCCATGACAAAGATTCACGAACCCCAGGAAGATCTTCACATCTTACTTTGTCTCCAACTTTAAATTGACATTTTTCTTCTTGTTCGTTCATAATGTTGTATTTAGTTAAATATATTCATTTTAATACCGTATGTTTCACCCATTGATGATATATACACTGTGTAGTTTCCTTCAGAATTTGCTTTAGTTTGACCTAAGTATTTAGGGTTTACTAGTGAGTTGTAAAATGATGATGTTTTGATTTTAGCATTTTTGAATTGTGTGTCTAGTTTCATAGTTGTATTCTTTTTAGCTATTTATAATGATGTTTGTGATTTATTTGTGAGTGATAATTGAGCTTAAAATGGGGTTTGGGTATTATACCAATACATATTACATCACTTCTAAGCTACTTAACTAATTATACTTCAACGTATTAGCTAAGTAAATTGATAACTCACTAAACCTATCCGCAATCCTTAATATGAGTCTTAAAAGTGGTATTTCATCCGAGCGCACGCGAGGATGCCTTGAGTATTCAAACATCATAAGCAAATCCAATAACCCCTACTTACATATTGTAAGCGTATTCTATAAACTCACTTACACACTGTAAGCAAATAGATCTAAACTCCTTACATATTGTAAGCAATTAGTATAAAAAACTTGACTTTGTATTTTGAGAACTGTACCTTTGGTGGGTTAGTGGTAAATAATATAAATCAAACTGATTTGTTATTTATCATGTAGCGTATTCATATCTATTTTATAATCTCACTGATGAGTCACAACAGAGTGTAGCGTATTCTTTAATGCTCAATCCCCCGTGAGAGTGAGCACATACTGATGCTAGGTCTGTCGGACTGTAATAAACATTCTGATTAGTAGTAATTGCTAGGTACGTCGGACTGTAATTTTTCTTTTTCATCCTGAGAGTCTATACATCACAAGTGAGTTAGTTAAAGCCTCCGTTAGGAGGCAATATAAAATTACTGGACAATAACAGTGACCTTTTCTTCATACCCTTAATCACCTTCTTTTAATAGATATTAAAAGATACAGTTGCATTCACTTATCCTACCCTACACGACATAGAATTAACTATCGGGTTTTATTAAAAGGAAATTTTGTATCACATATATACAACTTAGGCAGTGTCATTATTATCCAGTAATTATTAAAGCCCCGTGAGGGGCAATAACTAGTTCAGTGCACAAGATTGCTCAAATAGTTCTTGTACAAAATCATCATTATTCATTTTATAATGTTCTTGAGGTGATAGTTCAGAAGCAAATATTGGGTCTGAAATTATACTCATTATTATTAATTGTCCGTTAAATGTGAAAGCAATTGTTTCCATAATGTTTTAGATTGTAAGTGATTGTTTGTGTTTTAGTTTCAAATTGTAAGCAAATAATAAATTACCCTTGCGAATTAACACAAGGGTAATTATTAATCAATGCTAGTAAGGTGCAGAGTTTTCATCCTGATTAGCAGGTGCTGGTACTTGCGCTTTTGATTCACGCAACAATACATCCTGAGCTGACATATCAGTGGTGAAGTCAGTGTTACGATACACTGGACTACCATGATACGTGATGATTTCGCCGTCTTTACCTTTACGCTTAGGTTCCTGAGTAGAACCGTCTTTGCGAGTGTAAGGCACAAGAGTTTCCTCAACGATTAGTTTCCCTTCTATAGGGAATGTTTGACCGTCAGTTAAATCTCCGAGTAAGTCAATGACTTCTTGCTCGTAAGTTTTAAACGCAGTCTTTTTAGACAATCCTCCGATACCAGAGGAATTGAATGATGCTTGAGAAAGCATGATAACACCAACGGTGCGTTCTTCTCCAGTTTGAGAGTCTGTAATCTGACGGAGAGTCCAAATTTCTCCTGTGTTAGAATTTGCGTTAACTTTTACAGCAAGTTTTTCTTTCATTAAATTATTCATTGTGATTGTTATTAGTTTTGAGTAATTTCGCATTTTTGCAGGCATTACTCTTTATAGCCAAGTTTTAATATGAGTTCTAAAGTGTTATTCATTGTGAGCGCAGCGAACAATGCCTGAGAGATTTAACTCACTAAGCATTGTTCTAGCTCACTCTAACCAAAACACTAGTTATATATCGTGTTTGTTTTTGTTTCCATACTTATACTGATTGTTATAATGCACTAAATTTATCAGCACAATAATGCTGATATTAGGTACACACAAAAATCCAAAAGCAATATACTCACTGCTCAATAGGCAGTTAAACTGAATGATTACTGTTAGTATCCATAAGAATATTAACAATAATACAAACAAGTTACTTTCGTAGAAACTATTTTTCATCTGTTTTGTTTTAGATTATTAATGGCAATATCGCCAATAATTAATAAGAATACTTTAAGCTTTTATTCATTTGCTTGCAAATGCTTTTTTTTTAATTATAATGTACATCAGGCAAAGCCTTTGTTATCTAATACATACGTACCTAACAAAGAAGGGTTTCTCTCTTGAGTTACCTGATGTCATTACAATATTGGAATACCCTCTTACTCATAGTATGTACATTACTACAAGCAAGAGAATTAAACCTCAATCATTGTCTTATTCACCCCAATGATAGGAGCCTTATCAATGAACAGTTCTAGAAACTGTCAACGCATAGACAAGAAACTATTCGCGTTGATTCATACGCATTAGACTTTCCTAATACGCGGCCAATGAAACTCATGTACAGACCTTGAAGTATAGCATGCAAATTCGCATACCCATACTCCCAATAATTAAAATGAGTAGGGGGTGATGTTGTATTTATCCCACACACTCGGATCTTTTTTCAAAATTTTTAAAAAAAAAAAAAAAATTAAATTTTTATTGAATTCACTAAAATAGATATAAAGCTATATTAGAGCTGATCTAACTCTTGCATAACTTAGACGTATGCGTGAATTTCTACTTAAAGTACTATGTACTACAATGTATTTTCTTG